GCCGGTATGCCGTCAGCAAAACGGTCAAGGATGTTTTGGAAATCCGGGTCTGAACCTATGTTGATATTCATGGCTAAATCCTATACTCGTTGCGCGTCGGGCAGGGCTTAGGCTTTGTAAGATTTGGTGCCCCATGAGAGAATCGAACTCCCGTAAAATGCTTAGAAGGCATTGACTTTATCCACTAAGTTAATGGGGCCCGATATGAGTGCTTTGCCCAGTTAAATTGTTGTGCCGTTCTAATTTTATGACAATTTGCACATACAATATCGCATTTTTTAATTTCTTCGTATGCCGCTTTGTCTCTTCCAGTATTTACCAAGTGAGACACATTGTACTCTTTTTCCCCACGATGGTCAAATTCTAAAACACGGATATCACTATTTCCGCAGTCCATACATGATTTATCTGCTAACCATTCAATGAATTCTTTTTGAATCCTTAATTTTCTATCGTACGCTTTGTCGATATAGTATTTTTTATTTTCTTCATAATGCGTCTTAAAATAAACCTTCCTACACTCCCTACAGGAGCTTTGTAACCCATCTTTTTTTCCTACATTTTTAGCAAAACAATTTTTAGGTTTTACGGTTTTGCACGATGGGCATTCTTTGGTCATATTTAAATTGTACACATTTGGGATTCTGACCATTGTTACTTTTAGAAGTCTGTTGCCTTATCCCTTGGGCCACCGACGCTAGAGGGTTGGTTTGTTCTTGCGAGAATGATACAGGTTTCTCTTTTGTTCGTTCAGTTTGTCCCGGTTCACGCGGTTGTACTCCTTCATGGACTCAATGTTTTTCCCTTTCCTTTTTAAGTCATTGATTCGTTTGCATTCCCTGCAGACCCTATATTCTTCACCAATTTGCCTGCCCTGTTTCTTTACATATACAAGAGGTTCGAACTCCTCAAAAGAATGACCCTTTTTACAGTGAGTCTGTTTTTTCGTCTGAGGGGGATTTCTTCCTTTTTTGAACATGTCCTTCATGTTTCCTGAATTTGTATCTAGAAAAAGATGTTCGGGGTTAACGCACGGCGGGTTGTCGCAATGGTGGCAGACAAGTAGGCCCTTTGGTACTTCACCTATATGAAAAAGGTAGCTTGAAACATGAGCCCCAATCGCCGGCCTGTCTTGGTAGTACTTGAACGAACCATACCCCTTACTCGTTGGTGCGCCAGTCCAAATCCAGCAATCTGGAAATTTATCGTTACCAGACTTATCGACCTTCTGAAAAAATCTTTCAATGAGAGGCATATTCTTAGCCATTTTTTTTCTTTTCGTTTCTAATTCGCATACACTCCGCGCACGTCCGATACTTTCGCCCACTTTTTTTCACGAACCACTTCTCCCCATAAACACTAAAGTCATGACCTTTTCTACAGTGGTTTAGTTTTTTAGGCTCTATTCCCTTTTCCTCGCGTCTGCGCGCAAGTCGCTCTTTCTTCCATCTTTTGTGACAAGCCTTACAATCCCGTGTGACAAAACCGGTATGTTTGCTGATTCTGTGGATTGTGTTTTCCTCATCATAGAGATGACCGTGTTTGCAGTGCGTCTTTCTGCTCTCTTTATGATTCCCGTGCGTAACCGAATAGCGCTGATTGTGAGAACGGGTCTCAGCTTCTAAATGGTCCGGACGAACACATGGAGGGTTGTTACATGTATGGCAAACTTCGCGCCCTTCTGGGACTCGCTTGCCATTTGCTTTTTGCCAGCTATAAACATGGGCACCAAGTTTCTTGTTTACCCCATCTTGCTTGATTGCAAAGTGACCATATTTTTTCACAACATAGCCAGTCCATTCCCAACAGTCTGGATAATCTGGATTAGGTCCAGATTTGTCTACCTTCTCCCAGAAACGTTCTTCTTCTGGTATTGGTTTTCTTCCTGCCATGTGTCTACTTTACTGGGCAGGCTCCTGTTGCGCAATCTTCCATGTCAATTTCTCCGTCAAACTTTGACTGAACAAGTGGAATAGTGAAATCAATCTTTGCGACAGTCTTTTCATATTCTTCTTTTGTAATTTCCTCGTATGGAGGAAGAACGAAGTTATGGTCTGTGTGAAGAAGGAATGAAACAGACTTAACGCTGTCGTTGTAATTCTTTGAAAGCCATTGCTTGATTTCTTCAAGTTCTTCTTTTCTGTAATACACAGTTACCGAGACGGCATTGTCTGCCCATTCTGTCTGAAGCTTCTTGACCCACTCCAATTGCTGAACTGCTGTCATTTCGCTGACCAAAATTGACCCCTGCGGTGATTCACAAGGGAACTCAACAACATAACGGGTGTGGTCTTCTCGTCCATCGATGCCAATATCCCAGACGACCTTGTAACCCCTCTTGCGACAGGCTTCTACGAGCGGGTCGTTCGAGCCAAAACGGACCCTACGGGTGTAATAGGCTGCAAAGGCCGGATGTATGCCCGGAGTGACTCCAGGGAGCAGAGAGAGCGTCCCAGAGGGCTGTACGGTGGTAAGACGGATGGACTTCGGAAAGCCTTTTTCTGCTGAGTACTCGGCGTCAAGGTCACGAAGGTAGTCGTATGTCGTGGAGAGCCAAGAAACCTGCTGTTCGGAGGCTTGAAGCACTCCTGTGACGCTTTGTCCAATTCTGGCGTTCTTGCGAACAATCTTGGTTGTCTTTTCAAACGGGTAAGAAAGTCGTGTTATCTGCTTTTGTGTCATATAAAGAAGACGAGAGATAGACATCAACTGTTTTACGGACTCTACGTTCGGCAGGAAGATTGTGGACAAGTTGCACGACTCTCCATCTGCTAGGCCAATTTCAGCGCATGGATTAAAGCCTTCAATTGAGTTGTCAACGTTCTTTTCGCCAAGTCGACCAACGGCTCTTGCAAGCTTTCTGTTAAGGAATCCGTATGGTTCGCCAGAACCGTCGTAACCCTTCCAAATCTCAGCAGGAATCTCGTCCCAACCATCGGCATAGATAGAGTTGTTGCTGTTTGCTCGCCATGCAGGAATGTTTCCACTTCCCCAGTTCTTGGCACGCTGGAAAAGAACGTCGTCAGGGTCACCTGCGGCTATTTGCGCCGACCGACGCGACGAGCCGGAAACAACAACGCGACCAATAATGTTACAAATATCCAAAACATCGATAGACCGAAGCTTCTTTCCTACTCTGTTTTCCAGAACCTTGCAGATATCCTCCACGCCCTCAATAAGAGCGCCAGGACCCGATGCGGTTCCGCCCATCTTGCTCAACTTTGCTCCGTACTCTCGTACAAGAATTGTTGAATAAGTAAAAGACTTACCAGTATCAAAGTATGACTTCAATACGGCATGTAGTAGACGGCTCCAGCCCTCTCGTGAGTCTGGAACAATAATATTTGCATCGTTTGTTCTTTCGTGCGAGATAACAACGCCAGATTTGACCTTTGGAAGGTCGTGAATCTTTGAACGCTCTACTGAAAAACCAACTCCGCCGCCAAGCATCAAGTAATTGAAAAGAAACTCAAAGTCATCTATCTTTTCAATGTTTGTGAAGTAGCAGTTGTTCAAGGATGCTCCGCCAAAAGATTCAACCATTGGGGTTCCAAGCTGCCAAAGCGCCCTACCGCTTACTGAGCACCTCAAGTGATACATGTGGTCAAAAAGTTCTTCGGCTTCTTCTCTAGTGTAAGGAACGCCGATAGCAACTGCTCCATTGACAACTCGCTGAATTGTTTCAGCCCATGTTTCTATGTTTCCATTCTCTTTCAAGCGACCATAGGTGCGCAAAAAAACGATTTCTCCCATTCCGTTAAAGCCCCAAGGGACTTGCTTGTTCGCGTATGAAGCAATAAATTCATCGTCAATGAGGTTCATAATTTCCTGTCAGGTAGGTCACTTAATAACTGTGAGTAAATGAGTGTAGCGCAAAAACGAATAAAGAAAAAGTCGAGAGACGATGAAATTTATTTTATGAAACCGTATTCTTTTGCGGTGGTCAAAGGAATGTTTTTTCCCTTTTTAAAGACAAGAATCTTCGTAATTATGCCGGGTGCAATTTCACGTTCTTCAAAATAATCTTCTTCAATATAAAAAGTTAACGAGTTGTCTAACGAAGATGAAGTGTTGTATCCCCATATTGTCTCCGGAGCGGGAGTATCTCCTACGCAGTCCCCAGTAGGGTGACCACAGACCGGACATGGTTGTCTGTCTGCCCTGTGGATATCTATTCCGGAGGAGTCGTTTCTAAAGAGCGATGATTCGCCAAATCCAGCGCTGTTATAAAATTCAGACATAATATAAGTTTACTTAAATTAATCTCTGCATTATAAAACCTAGGTCGGAAATCTTAGATGTTGCTGTGGTTAGATTGTCTCCAATGACGGAATCGTCTGGGTCCATCTGCAAAACCCTGCGGAGCATGGTCGGGTACTTGGTCTGGCGAGTGTATTCGTCGGCTTTTTCTGGATAAACCAACACCTCTTTCCAGCTCACTTTTCTGCCTACTTCAATCTTGTACGGCGCTGCAACCATTGAAACGGGAGAAACGTGGTCAGTATCTTCATCAATGGACGTGTGGCTAACGGTTATGCATTCGTAAACCGGGAGACTTTGGTCAGCAAAAGCGGTGGCAAGGTCCATGTTCTTGGTCTTATAAGAGTCCAGGGAGCAATATCCTTCTGAAACCATAGTTATCGCAGTTGACCACATGTCCGTCCTGAGGACTTTGCATAACTCTTTACATCTATTAAATCTAGTTTCAGGGTCAAGCTTGCCAGTTTCCCCATTCATTTGGCAAATCGCTATGAGGGTGTTATCTAGCCATGCTAAAAAATGAATCGAGAGCTCTTCTCCTAGTCCATGTTCACTGACTGCTTCATCCTTGGCCATTTGGGCCGAGGTCAATGCCAGTGCCATTTTACTAAAATCATTTACATATTGCTCCACGAAAAAATCTTAGTCAATGACCCCCGGAATCCGGGTAAACAAATAAAGTTGTTTTACCCTGTACGACATACCCGTACGCTATTGTTTTAGCCATGAGCGATAGCAAGAAAAAAACATCATCAAAAAAAGCACCAGTCAAGAAGGCTGTAGCCAAGAAAAAGGCTCCGGCCAAGAAGGCTCCCGCTAAGAAAGCTGCGGCTCCAAAGAAGAAGAGCGTTAAGCCTGCCGTTGAAGCAGCAGCAATTCATGAAGCATTGCACGAATTGGAAACGATTAAAATTAATTTTGTTGATGGAACATCTGAATTCAAAGATTTCATTTCATCCACTACAAACGAGATTAAAGACCTTGTGAAAAAGGAAGCCCCTGCTCGCGTTGGCACCCTGAAGAGAATCTTCTCAAAACTGTTTAAGCGTTAGTCTTTCCGAGAGGAAAGCTTCGCCCAAATGACAACAGAACGACGAAAAGCCCCACGTAGGGCCATTGTTTCTATTGAAAAAATAGGAGCATGGGGACAACTAACGTATCAGCACAAGCTTTCTTGTGGTCATATTGATGTTAGAAAACGCAAAGCTTCATCGAGTGATATTGCGTGCATGTGGTGCTTGCGCGCTAAAGAAAAACAAGTAGAGCTCAAGTCTTTTACCGCACCTTCTCCTTCAAACGTTTTTTACGATGACGATTTAGCAGAACAAGAAACTCGGATAGAAAAAACCAGAGCAGCGATTGCTTCTAGAATAGGTGTTCCAATGGAAGCAGTAGATGTTGCTTCAGAAGATATCAATGGTCAACTTGTGATTCGCAGCGCAGTCGTGTATCTTTCATCACGCGATGTAATCCGTATCGCAGGAGAATAATTTCGCTTCACGGCAAGACAGGGTTTACTAGTGAACAATATTGAACGTATAGACAGTATTCCCGAAGGTGGTAGTTGCACCGGAAAAGACCTCAATATGTGGTTTCCCATGGCGGACAAATCTCAGCCAGGAAAATTCTCAGACAATTATCGCAAAGCAAAAAAAGATGCTGTGCTCGCGAAGAGCATTTGCAAAGATTGTTCCGTTCGTTTAGAGTGTTTGTCTTACGGCTTGTATCACGAATCTTTTGGTATATGGGGTGGAGCGTCAGAACGTGAGAGGCATCAAATGAGAAGAAAACTAAACATCATTATGATTCCTAAAGTCCCCGTCAACCTACTCCTGCCTCGGTGACCATCTAGATGACAAATCCTTCTTTAGAAACTGAAAATTTTCTAGCCTTATTGGACGGTGTTCGCAAGGCTGGCTCTGGATGGATTGCACGCTGCCCATGCAGAAACGATGACGCCAACCCGTCTCTCTCTGTTGGACAAGGAATGGACGGCAGAGTTCTCGTTACCTGTCATCGAGGAATGTCCTGCAACGTAGAAGAGATATGCACTGCCGTTGGTTTAAGTGTTGCTGATTTGATGCCACGAAAAGACGATTCTGACTATCTACAGAACAAAGATTATCGTCCAGTTTCTCCACCAAAAAGCTCAGAACAGCAGAAAAAGCCAGTGGTCGCAAAATCTACACCCTCAACAAAACAAACATTAGTAGCAACCTATGACTACACGGACGAAAACGGAAAGCTGATATTTCAAAAGCTTCGATACGTAGACGAGAATGGTAAGAAAACATTTAGTCAGCGAAAGCCAGACTCCAGGGGTGGCTGGGAGTACAGTCTCGGCGACATTCCTAAGGTTCTCTATAATCTTCCCGCAGTTGTAAACTCAAAGCAGTTCGATGCTCCTGTATGGGTTGTGGAGGGCGAAAAAGATGTAGACACGTTGACTGACGCTGGTTATATTGCTACAACCATGCCTGGTGGTGCTGGGAAATGGCTTGATATTCATACCGAACCACTTGCTGGTTTAGTTGTAGAAATAATCGCCGACAAAGACGAGGTTGGATTAAAACACGCTTTAGATGTTTGTAAAAAACTTAAGGCAGTGGGATGCGACGCTCAAGTGTGGGTATGTCCAGAACACAAGGACATAACAGACCATCTTCAGGCTGGTAGAGCCATTGACGAGCTGATTCCGTATATTCCGGAAGAAGAGGAACCGCAACAAACTTCTGCAGATGGATTTAATGAAGTAGTCGTTTCTGAATCAAAGATTACAGACGAACTTTCTCCTGAAGATTTGGCTCTAACCAAAATTCAAGAAATCTTAGACAGAAGCGACCTGAATAATAAACAAAAAATAGCAAAGAGTGGCCTTATTCTCGCAACGGCTACCGTGTCTTTCACATTAGACACTGGTCGTCTTGTTCACTGGAACGATTTCATCAACGAGTCCGATGGTGACACTTACGATTGGGCTATACCTGGCCTTATTGAAAAAGGAGAAAGAGTTATTGTTGTTGCTGCCGAAGGTGTCGGTAAAACAATGTTGGCTAGACAGGTTGCGCTTCTTTCAGCGGCTGGAATACATCCGTTTTCGTTTCAGCCCATGAAACCAATCACAACACTTACTGTTGACCTTGAAAACCCAGACAGAATCATTAGAAGAACTGGTCGCTCCATAGCGCTTCAAGCCATGTCGCAGGGTCGCGTGTCTCGCCTGAACGCCGAATTGTTAACTCGTCCGTCTGGTATGGATTTACTCAAGGCGAGCGATAGGGCGATTCTTGAAGAAGCGCTTGATACGGTCAAGCCTGAGCTTTTGGTTATAGGTCCTCTTTATAAAGCGTTTCTAGACCCAGGTGGCAGAACTTCTGAGTCAATAGCGTTAGAAGTTGCAAAATACTTGGACACGATTAGAACCATCTATAAATGCGCTCTCTGGATTGAGCATCACGCTCCACTTGGGACAAGCATGACAAGTAGAGACCTGCGTCCGTTTGGTTCAGCGGTCTGGTCTAGGTGGCCAGAGTTCGGTATTTCTCTCCAGCCAGACCCAACGGCATTAGGAGGCTACGTTTATGATGTACGCCATTTCAGAGGTGCTCGTGACGAGCGCCAATGGCCTACTAAAATAAAGAGAGGCGTCAGATTTCCATTTGAGGTCGTCGAGTGGTCTAAGGCTGTTAAATGAGTGACGAAAAATCAAAACCAATTACTACTAAAGAGTTTCTGAACGAGAGAGACATGCGCATTTTCAAAATGCGTCAAGCAGGAACTTCCGTAAATGAAATAGCCAGAAGATTTGGCGTTTCCTCAGCCTCGGTGTCTAGGTCTATTCAGCGCCAACTTGAAAAGATGAACAAGGAAGCCATCCTTGCCTACCCTGAGGTACTGAGAATGGAGCTGGAGCGTTTAGACAACCTACAGCAAGCAATATGGCCCATGACGCAACACAGACGCATAGTCGGTGACGATGGAACAGAAATGCAGATAGAGCCGGACCTGAAGGCGATACAGCAAGTTCTTTCCATAATGGACAGAAGAACGAAATTGCTTGGCATGGAGCAGACAAACGTGAACGTAAACGTTGACGGAACACTGAACCAGACAGTTCGCGCAACTATTGCTGGACAACCAGGCGTAACTATGCCTGCAGTTGGTTTCGACGCCGAATCAGAAGCAAGAAAACTGTTGGAATTGATGGCAATTTCTGGAGTGTTGCCAGAGGAGACTGTTTATGCAATTCTTAGAAAAAACCAAGAAGATGAAGGTTTAATTATCGACGCTGAAGTAGTATCTGACTCAACGGATGAGCCAAACTACAGGGACCCAAGCGATGATGATATCGAACAATGAAAATGAAGAACTTGACAATATTCGCGTAGCTATGGACAAGGTTGCAGAAACCTTGACACCCACCATCTCGCCTTTAATTGACGCTTCAGACGGTCCAGCAGACAAACAGGTCCTTATTCGTACCAACGACTACGAAAGAGGCAGATGGAAAGAAGCTGCCAATATAGAGCAGGTAACCCTTTCTGCGTGGATTAGAAACATTCTTAATTCCGAAGCCAAGAGACTGCTTGAATGCGACCACCCAATGGAAATGATGCGTTTCTATCCTTGGGCCAAGATATGCACCAAATGCGGCAACCGCCTTTAGTTTACGCATATCTTCTAATGGTATTATTTAACTAAATGTCTTCCGATAATGAATTCCCCATCCCTTTCGAGGAGTCCAGACGCGGTCTGGCGGCTAACCAAGAGGAAAAAGCGGCCGTAGGGCGACTTGGTCAGTATTTAGCTTCTCGCGGAGTTAATAGACCGACAATCGGCGAAGGGCGCAAAAAAAGAAGAAGCGGCAATATCGAGCTTCCCACTGGCGGCAAGCCAGGCCAAAGAAACCCTACCGGTTCGAGAAGAGACGTTGACGGCGATGGCTGGGCAGACGAGGGAACCACCAAGCCAGTATGGGTCGGCACCGAGAGTCAAGCAGGTAAGCCAAATACTGTTGCTCGTCTTTCTAGTGGCATGGTGCAACTTTCACCAACAGAGCGGCACGACTATGGCGCTCTTGTGGCGTCAAAAAAAGTTCAAGCGAAAGACGTCAAAGGCAAAGGCGGAGAATACAGAATAGTCATAACGACATCGGGAACCGTAGCCGCATTTCTTGATTCAGACATTGAGAAAGAAAGAAACAACCTTCTCGACAGATTTAACGAGCTAGGCAA